TTAAACAAGTTAGGCATTAAACACCAGCTTATAAGGGCTTATACACCAAGGTTAAATGGAAAAGTAGAAAGGAGCCATAGAAGTGACCAAGAGGCATTTTATAATTATTTGAAATTTAAAACATTGCCAGAACTAAAAAAGAAAATGTTGCAATGGAATATTCGCTATAACAACCGCCCTCACGCATCATTAAGAAACAGGCAGGGAAAAAAAGTTTGGTGGACTCCATTAGAAAAAAGGGCAGATTTATTAAACTTGTTAAATGAAAAGAAAGAGGAATTTGAAAAAGTAAGGTTTACAAAAACCCAAAGAACCATCAAACAGGTTTATGCTGCTTAATATATAAAGGTTAATAATCAAATATATTATATAAATATTATATAGGGTTGGCACGACCCCTACTAGTAGGGGTTACTTTTTTGTTGTCTTTTTTAGCAAATATCCATAAACATTTGACTTTTTTCTCAACATTGGCTATGCTTTTAACAACTAAATAAGCACTAAAACCATAAAATTTTAGTAAAAAATGAAAAAAATATCAAAAATTATCAAAAAACTTTTGTAAATTGTTTGACAACTCATATCTGATATGCTATCATAGGGTTAACAATTAAGTGTTGAACCTATTTTTTAATAAGTTATAACACCAGGTTCACCTTAATTGGTGGACCTATTTTTTATTTTTAAAGGAGGAATTATGAATAATAAGGCAATTAAACCAAAACAAAAGCAAATTTGCATTGGTATTCATATACCTGTTGAACAACATGCCAATTTGCAAGAAGAGGCGAGAGTTAAAGCTGCCGAAACAGGTGTGCGCCATACTTTAAGTGATATTGTAAGAATTGCAATTAAAAAATATTTTGCAAAAAAGGACAAGTAAGTATGAGCATTATTCAAGGAGGTGGGTTATGTGAACAAACAAAAAAGAGCCATTGTCTTATTCCAAAACCTAACAATGACTCAATAGTCAAAAATGTGCTTACTAATGGCAACATCCTTGCTCCATTATTATAGCACAAAATTACTAAAACACGCAAGGAAATTACAACAAAAGGAGTTGCTATGCAAATTGCTTACGAAAACCACGAAAAGTGGCTATTAGGAAGAAAGCAAGGCATTGGTGGTAGTGATGCAAGTGCTGTTGTTGGTTACAACCCTTATAAGTCAAACATTGATTTGTGGGAAGAAAAAACAAACCAAAAAGAGCCAGAAGATATAAGCAACAAGCCCTATATAAAATATGGACATGATGCAGAACCAATGCTTGTTAAGTTGTTTGCACTAGATTACCCACAATATGAGGTTAATTATAATGATAATTACAGGGTTAATTACCATGATGAATATGACTTTATATTTTGCACTAGGGATTGTGATTTGCTAGATAAAGAAACAGGCAAAAAGGGTGCTCTAGAAATTAAAACAACTGAAATCCTTAATAGCATGCACAAAGAAAAGTGGGACAACCAAATACCCAACAACTATTATTGCCAAGTTTTGCAGTATTTCATTACTGATAAAGAATTGGAGTTTGTGTGGGTTAAAGCACAAATTAAAAGCGATTATGGTGAGGGCAATATAAGGTTGATAACAAAACACTATTATTTTACAAGAGAACAATGCCAAGAAGATATAGATTGGTTATTAACCCATGAAATTAACTTTTGGCACAACTATGTTGTAAAAAAAGTGCGACCACCTAGGTTGCTACCAAATATTTAAGGAGGATAAAACTATAATGATGGAATTGATTTTGAAAACCCCAATTGAGGATTTAATACCAAAACTTATTGAATTTAATAACACAGAAATTATAAGCCAATTAAAACCACAATTGGAAAACTACAAAAATATTACTTACACAGAAGAACAATTACCACAAGCAAAAGCAGATAGGGCTACATTAAATAAATTTAAAGATGCCATAGAAGATGAAAGAAAGCGCATCAAAAAAGTTTATTTAGTGCCTTATGAACAATTTGAGGGGCAAGTAAAAGAAATTACAGCTTTAATAGATGAATCAACAAAAACAATAGATTCACAAGTAAAAGCATTTGAAGAACAACGAAAATTAGACAAAAAACTAAAAATTGTTGATTTTTGGAACCAAAACATTGGGGACCTTGCTGAACTTATAAAAATTGAAAATGTATTTAGTGAACAATGGTTAAATACAACCTATTCAATGAAAAAGGTGCAAGAAGATATAACCAACTTTATTGGTAAAGTAAACCAAGATTTAACAGTTATTACATCACTTAATTTTAAGCAAGAAACTCATCTTAAAGATTACTATTTAAGAACCTTTGACCTAACTGCAACATTGCAAGAAAAAACAAGGTTAGAGGAAAATGAAAAGAAACTTGCAGAATTAAGCCAAAAACAAGCCCAAGAACAACCAAAACCTATTAAGGTTGAGGAAACGCCAAAACAAGAACTAAAACAAGTGGATTTTAGGGTTTGGGCAACCCAGGAACAATTAAACACCATTAGAGAGTTTTTAATTCAAAACAATATTAAATATGGCAAAGTGCCAACTAACAATTAGGAGGATATATTATGTTAGCATGTAAAGATTACAATAAATTATTAAATAAAAAACAAAAGGTTGCAGACAAAATTGCAAGAACACAAAGAGAAAAAGATTTAAAGGTTGATACAATCAACAAACAATATGAAAACAAACTTGATAAATTAATGCGTGAACAAAGTGAAATTAATATCCTTGTTTCTAACACACAAGAATATGTGGCAAAGAATAGATAGGAGTTTTTATGAAAGATATAAATTTAATGTATGCTTTTGCAAAATCGCTTGCAAATACAATGGCAAATGAAGAAAAAAAAGAAATCAAAAACCCAGAACTTGCAACATTTGTAAAAGATTTAGAATCCTTAAAAATAAGAGCTGAAAAAATTATTGCTAAAAGCAAAAATACTTACAATCAAAAAGAATTTAAAGCGTTTATTGCAACATGTTCTGTATTTGCAATGGGTTTAGATGAGGTGTTTCATGATTACATACACCAAGATTTAGAAAAATTAACAAAACCAAATGGAGGCAAAAAACATGGCAAATAGTTTAGCAACAACAAAACAACAAAGTTTATCCCAAAAAGCCACAAAAGAATCATTTAGTATGTATATAACCAAAGATGCTATTGCTAAAAAGGTTAATAGCATGGTTGGTGGTGAAAATGGGCAAAGATTTATAACATCGATTATTAGTGCAGTAAGCACAAACCCACAATTGGCAGAGTGTAGCCACCCAACAATTTTAAGTGCTGCATTGCTTGGTGAAAGTTTGAAATTATCACCTAGCCCACAATTAGGGCAATATTACATGGTGCCATTTAAGAAAAAAGCCAGATATGATAAAGCTGGCAATTTAATTGAACCAGAAAGCAGTGTTGCAACATTTGTGCTTGGTTACAAAGGTTATATTCAATTAGCCATTAGGAGTGGTTATTATAAGAAAATAAATGTTATTTCAATTAAAGAGGGTGAACTAATTAATTATGACCCACTTAATGAAGAACTTAATGTTAAGTTAATTGAGGATGATGAAATTAGAGAATCCAAACCAACAATTGGCTATTATGCAATGTTTCAATACAATAATGGCTTTGTTAAGTCAATTTATTGGTCTAAAAAGAAAATGCTTGCACATGCAGATAAATATAGTGCTGCCTTTAATGCAAATGATTTAGCATTGTTAGAACAAGGCAAGGTTGCAGAAAAAGACATGTGGAAATATAGCAGTTTTTGGTATAAAGATTTTGATGGCATGGCTCACAAAACCTTATTAAGACAGCTTATAAGCAAATGGGGTATTATGAGCATTGAAATGCAAAAAGCAATAGAGGCAGATGATGCTGTTATCAATGAAAGTTTGAACCCAGAATTTGTTGACAATGAAGAATTGCAAGAACAAATTTTTGAAACGCAAACCGAAATTGAGCAAGATTTAGAAAATGCAGAAAACATAACTATTATAGAGGATGATGACCCTTTCAATAGTTAGTAAAAGGAGTAAGTTATGAGCAAAACAACTATGCGTGCTAGTTTTATATTTTATAGTTCATACTATGAGGCTATAAGTGAATTACCACCAGAAGAACAAGGGCTAATTTACAAAGCAATTATAGATTATGGCATTGCACAAGTAGAACCAACAAACCTTACTCCTGCTGGCAAAATGTGTTTTAAATTAATTAAACCAACAATAGATGCAGCCCTTTCAAGGTATGATGCTAGTGTTGAAAATGGCAAGAAAGGTGGAAGACCTAGAAATAACCCACAAGAAACCCAACAAGAACCTAGCAAAAACCTAGAAGAAACCCACACGAAACCTACAAATAACCTAGGGCAAAGCCAAATTGAACCTAGCAAAAACCTTAATAAAGATATGGATATAGATGTAGATTTAGATATAGATAAAGATAAAAATTTTAATAATTTTAATAAAGAAAGTAAGAAAGAATTATATAAAAGCGCGCGCGCAAATGATGAACAAATACAACCTATATCTAAAACTAAAAAGCTGGAAAGTTATGAGCAAATAATGGATGACTTTGCAGTTGATGACCAAGGTTTAAGGGATGCACTATTTGAGTTTATTAGGCATTGTCAATTAAATGGCAAGATGGTAACCAACGATAAATTAAAAAACTTAATTTTAAGGTTGGATTTTGCTTACCCACATGCCATGCCAAATGAACATGGTCGAGAGTTGCCTGCTGATTGCTGGAAAATAAAAGCAATTAAAAAGGCAATAAATTCTGGTTACTTTGATATTCCAGATTTAAGAGATGGTATTTAGGAGGGGTAAATGCAACTATTATTTGAACAATTGGTTAAACAATACAATGATATTAAGCGTGAAATTAGGCGCTTAATACTTAAACAACAAGAGTTAAGAGAATTGGGGTGCCTACCAAGAACAAGTGAGTTTGATGGCATGCCCAAGGCTCCTGGTTATAATGGTTCACCGGTTGAAAAGTTTATTATTAGGTTAGATGAGTTAGAACATGAACAAATGGAACTAGAAAATAAACTCGAAACCATAAGAAAAGAAATAACCAATTATATTGACAAAATACCTGGCTCGACCATTAGAGAGGTTATGGAATTTAAAATCTTTATGGGTAAAGGGTGGCGCTATATTGCACACAATGTGAATTATAGTGTAAGTAGGGTTAGGCAATTTTATGATGAGGGGCTTTCAATAATTAGAAAAGCCCAAGGTGGCACAAATGAAATTGGGAAATTATGAAACTAACGAAATTTACAACGAGGATTGCATTAAAGCAATGCAAACCTTACCCAACGAGTGTATTGATTTTATATTAACCGACCCACCATACAACATTAATTTTAGTTCACAACATAGGCAAGAAAAGTTTGAGGTTATTATGAACGATAATTTAAGCAATGAGGACTTTGACAAATTGCTCAATGATTATTTTGAACAATGTTTTAGGGTGTTAAAAAACAATAGTTTTCTTATAACCTTTATGGGTTGGTCAACCATACCAGCATTTAACAAAGCATTAACCAAAGCTGGTTTTCAAATAAAATCAATGCCTGTATGGGTTAAAAATAACTTTGGTTTAGGTTATTATACTAGACCACAATATGAGCCAATGTATTTGTGCATGAAAGGTAACCCAAAACCACCCAAGGTTGCCATTAGTGATGTTTTAACCTATGCAAAAGTTCAAGATTTGATACATAGTTGTCAAAAACCTTTACCTCTGTTAATTAAACTAATTCAAACATTTGGTCCAAGGGGGGGGGTAGTTCTAGATGGATTCGCAGGTTCTGCTAGCACAGCAATTGCTGCACTAGATACACAAAACGAATTTCTAGTTTTTGAATTAGACCCAAAACCCTTTAACAATGCCAAACAAAGGATTGCAAAAAGAAAAGAACAGCCAACAATATTTGATTTGTTCCAAGTAGATTTGCAATCACAACAATCAACATTATTTGATAACCTGGAGGAATAAATGGAAGAATTTAACCTATTTGACCTATTGCCAGAGGGCAACCCATTTAAGCCAACAAAAGCCGATGATTATATTTGGCACTTAAAAGATTTGGAAAATGTGCCTAAAAACAATAAAAGTGTGTTTTCCTGTTTTGCTTGTGGGGGGGGGGGTCAACCATGGGTTATAAGTTGGCAGGGTTCAATGTTATAGGTTGCTGTGAAATCGACCCCAAAATGAATAAAATTTATAATCTTAACCACCACCCCAAACACAATTTCTTAATGGATATAAGAGCATTTAATGAAATACCCAACAATGAATTGCCACAAGAATTGTTTAACCTAGACATTTTAGATGGTTCACCACCTTGCACAACATTTTCAATGGCTGGCAAGCGTGAGGAAACATGGGGCAAGAAAAAGAAATTTAGAGAGGGGCAGCAAGAACAAACACTTGATGATTTGTCTTTTGTGTTTATTGACACAGTTGCCAAGCTGAAACCCAAAGTGGTGGTTATGGAAAACGTAGAGGGCTTGCTTAATGGCAATGCTTGGGACTATGTTAAAAAAATATACCAACAATTTAATGCTATTGGTTACAATGTAAACCATTGGTTGTTAAAAGGTGAAATGATGGGCGTGCCACAAACAAGACATAGGGTTGTGTTTGTAGCCCACCAAAAAACCTTAAATTACCCAAAATTGGAATTAAACTTTAATTATGAAAAAGTGCCTTATGGCTTAATAAAAACCCCACATGGGTTGCCTTTAAGCGAAAATAGGGCAAAAACAAAAGAATTATTGGCTAATGTTAAATATGGTGAAAGTGATCTTGCTGGAGCAAGTATGCGTTTATACAATAAAAATTCATTTTTCAATAGCCAAGTTCTATATGATGATAGGGTTGCCCCAACCATTAGGGCTGGTGCCGCCGATTATTATAGGTATGGAACCCAAGAACAGGTAAGCCAGCAAGACATTATAACTATTAGCACATTTCCACAAGATTACAATTTTGTTTCAAATGCAATAAGCAATGTTTGTTATATTTGTGGGATGAGTGTGCCACCAATAATGATTAAAAGGGTGGCAACCGAAATTTACAACCAATGGTTTAATAAGGAGTGATTATGGATAATAGATGGCATTACTTTTCACTAGCCATAAATGTTATGGTTGCTGCTATAAACATTATTATTGCAGTGGTTTATGGTATAACCTGGGTTACTTTCATTACAGCTTGGGTTTGCTTTATAATTGCCCATGCCTTGCTTTGCTTTTGCAATGTAGCCCATAACAATTGGCGAAGATATAACAATGCTAAAATTAAAATATTAACTAGGGTTATTGAATTAAGGCAAGAAGAAATTAACAAGTTGGAGGCAAAAGATGAAATGGGAAAAGAAAGATAATTATTGGGTTGCCAAAGGCAATGATGGTAAATTTATAATTAAAAAGAAAAGCATATTTTACTATGCTAGTTATACAAGTCAAACAACCACATTTAATTTGCCTAGAAACACATCAATTAAAGCCGTTAAGCAAATGTGCCAAGATAACTTTTATTGGGAGGAATAAATGGCTACAAAAGAATATTATGTGTTGAGCTGGAGCAGGGGCAAAGATTCAAGCGCATTATTAGTGTATATATTGCAAAAAAAGTTACCACTTAATGCAATAATAACATGTGATATAATGTTTGATAAAAAAATAAGTGGTGAACATCCTCTTATGGCACAATGGCTAGATGAGGCAGAGCAAAGGGTTAATTGTTTATTAAAAAAATTTGGATATGAACATGTTAAAATAATCCATTTAACAGCAAAAAGAATTTCATTGAGCAATTTTATACCATAAAGCAAAAGGGCAACCACATTGGGGATTATTATGGCTTTCCTTATATTGTAGGCGCATGGTGCAATGGTAGATTAAAACTTGACCCAACAGATAAATACATTAAACAATTATTAAAGCAGGGTTATTGTGTTACTGAATATGTAGGCATTGCAAGTGATGAACCTAAAAGGTTGAAAAGATATAAAAAATTAACAACCAATAATCATAAATACATAACACTTGCAAAGTTTATGGTAACAGAACAGAAAGCATTAAGAACATGTAAATATTGGAAATTATTGTCCCCCAAATATGAAAACTCATTTAGGTGTGGGTGTTGGTTTTGCCCAAAGCAATCATTACACGATTTATATAATTTATGGAAATATCACAATGATTATTTTGAAAAATTGCTAAAAATCGAAAAAGATTCTCACAACACCTTTAAACCTAATACAACACTTGCTGAAATTAAAGCAAGATTTGAAAGGGGTTACATCCCTAAAAGAAAAAAATAGGAGGAAATATGAAAACTTGTTATAAATTCATTGGTGATTATAGCAAACTTAAAAAACTTGGCTATAATCGCATGCCTTTTCTAGAGGGTGATGATGGCTACCAAATTTGGGGCAAAAAGACAAATAGTTGTTCAATTATGATTTATGAGTTTGTTTCTGTAAAGGTTTATAGAGAACTTGCAGGGCTTACCTATACCGACCCAGAATTAATAGCCTCATATATCAAAGATTTAATTAAAAATAAATTGGTTAAGGTGGTGGATTATGCTTAAATTTAAAGCAAAAGGTGGGCATATTGCCTACAAATGCACTTATGATGAAATAGTGCGTATTTATGGTGGTGTTTATGCTTATAGGTGCGATTTTTGTTCCAAGATAAGCAACACATTTTATATTGTGCCGGTCCTTAATGGTGGCTATTGTGATAAATGCTTTGAAAGACGGGATAATGAAAAGGTGTTTTATGTTGAAGATTTACCTTTTCAAAAAACATTTATTAAATACATTGAAGAGTTGGCTAAAAGCCTTGGCATAAAAATTGAACACAAGGAGCAAAAGCGTGGCAAATAAAAAAGAGAAAGCATACACCATAACTTGCCCATATTGTGGCAAAGAACAATATTGTCACCCTAGCATATTTCACTACATGGGTTTATGCGATATGGGTGGCGGCAATTGCTTGGGTTGTGGCAACCACATGCAAATAATTTATGATATAAAAACAGATTCTATGAGCACAAGAAAGTGGGAGGAATTTGTAAACGAAATTAACAAACAGGAGGAAAATAATGTTAAGAATAGTAAAAGAAAAAGAACTTAAAGACCTTGAGCAATTTGGCTTTCACAGCTTTAAGGCAAATAGAAACCAAACAAACTATTATAGATGCTTTGCACGTGGTTGCAAGGTTATAATTATAAACAATGTATTAAGAGAGGTTGTTATAAGCGAGTGGTATGATGATGACACAAGAATCCACAAAATACCAAAATGCAACAGAAAAGACACAACCCCAATTGAAGATGTTTTGTTTGATTTAACACAAGCCGGTTTTATTGAAAAAATAAGCAAACAAGAAAGCGATAAAACCTTTATGGCGTTTGCAAAAGGGGTGGCAAATGAAACTATTTAGCACAGAACAAGTAAGCAAATACCACCCAGACAAATATGCTGACCAAATAAGTGATGCAGTGCTTGCATCATGCCTAGCACAAGACCCATTTAGTAGGGTTGCATGCGAGGTTATGGTTAAAGATGGTTATATTGTTTTAGGTGGTGAAATAAGAACAAATGCCAAGGTTGATTATGAACAAGTGGCAAGGCGTGTTGCTAGAAAACTTAAATATAAAGTTAGCAAGGTTATTAACCTTATAGGGCAACAATCAAATGAAATATATAATGGAACTACAAAAGCAAGTGGTTTGGTTGGAGCTGGTGACCAAGGCATTATGTTTGGTTATGCTACCAATGAAACTGAAAGTTATTTGCCTTATGCTTTTGATTTGGCAAACAAAATTATAAAAGCCATTGAGGATGATGTTGAACACAACCCTAACACTATTTTAAAGGGTGATGCAAAAACACAAGTTACAACAGACCTAGACCAAAGGCAAGATATTGGTGCTATTCACAAGATTTTAGTTAGTGTATGCCACCAAAAGCGTGTTTCCTTGGTGAAAGTTCGCAATTACATAAAAGACCTATTACAACCCCTTTTAAATGGGTTTAATGGCAAGTTGGTTATAAACCCTGCCGGATTATGGACTATTGGTGGTCCAACAGCAGATTGTGGGCTTACAGGTAGAAAAATAGTTTGCGACCAATATGGTGGTTATTGTGCAGTAGGTGGCGGTGCCTTTTCTGGTAAAGACCCAAGCAAGGTTGATCGTAGTGCTGCCTATATGGCAAGACACATTGCTGTTGATGTTATTAAAAGGTTTACAGGTGTTAAAACATGTGAGGTGCAACTTGCTTATGCAATAGGACAAGCTGACCCAATGAGTATTAGGGTTATAACCGATGGCATTGATGCTCCAGATTATATTTATAGGCATGTTAAAAACTATTTTAAACTAACACCTAGTGGCATGATCGATGAACTTGGCTTGCTTGGTTGGGATTATGAAAAGGTTGCCGAGGGTTGCCATTTTAGAGAAAACATTAATTGGTAATTCTATTCAAACATTATTGAGGTGGAGGTTTAGTTATGGTTCGTAGGCGCATAAACATGGAAAAGCAACTATTTAAAGAGGGTGAAACTATTTATACAACCCATGATGGCGAGGTTATACCATTTTATGTAACTGCAACAGCAATTAGAACAACCCAAAAGGGTGTTAAAATTAGGGATTACTATTGCAATTGTAAGAAACATAACATGCCACTACCATCACATAAAGGCAATAATGGGCGTGATAGAATTAGGCAGAACCACAACCTATTTAAGACACCGGAACAAGCCCAAAAGTATTTAGTTAAGCAACAAAGAATTAACAAATTGCCAAAGCCGGCAAAATGTTCCAATAAGGATAATTAATATATTATTTTATTATTTATTAATTATATATAAATATTATAATAGGGGTAGGTATGACAAAGTTAGATAAAAAAGTGGATGAAATCATGGCAATGTTGCCCAGCTTTAATAAAATGCTTTATATTGGCTCAATGCCTGTGCCTGGTAAGTTTGTGCTTAAAAGCAAATTGGTTGATATTGAAATAATAGAATTTCACAAAGGAACCAAAACAACATATAAAATGCTAGATGGCACAAGATACACAAGCATGGTATATAATGAAAAGCATTATAAAGAAGAATTAAGGGCAATTAGGCATAGAATCTATAAAGATATAGAGAAATATTTAAAAAATAAGCAAAAAGTTGGTTAATAAGCCAACTTTTTTATTAAATTAAGCAAGATATACACACAAGCGTGGATAACTTGTTGAAAAGTTAACACAAAGTTGTTAATTTTACTAAAAACTTAACACTAAAATTGAAAAAACTGCACAAATTGCACACTTTTAGCAGAAATTAGCAGAAATTAGCACCTTTTATTCACTTGTAACACTTGGAATAATGTGTTATAGTATAATAGCGAAATAATACATAAAAGCATCCATTTGGGGTGCTTTTTGTGTTTTTAAGGAGTTGTAAGGTAGTGTTTAACACCCATCACTAACTTACAGGGCAAAACCGGATACCAACAAACGCATTGTGGTTTTGGTGGGATTTTAGCGTTGGTAAATATTTTATATTAAAGGAGTTTATTATGGAAAATGTAAACAATGAATCACAAGTTGTAAAAATTAAACCAGAGGAAATCGAAACATTACCAGAACTTGGTTTTGTTGATGAAGATGACACAATGGTATTAGATACAGAAACCGGAGCAGTAGGTGTTGACAAAGAAACAGGTGTTGTTGCAGTTGTTAGCGATGGTGTAAGTATTGAAGAACTTGCTGTTGTTAGTGAATTAGTTGCTAGTGGCATTGCTGAAACTGTTAGTGCAGATGGTGTTGATGCAGAAACAGTGAAAGATGAAATGCAAGGCAATTCTAATGGTGATAATAATTTAGAGGAGTAAAAGTTGTTTAATATTATATATAAATAATATATTATATTAATATTTATTATTTTTTTTATTATTTATTATTATATATATTATATAATATAATAAAGAGCAATTAAGTGTTGTGCATGGAAAATAAACAACAAGTAAACTTAACACCAAAACAATTAAGATTCTGCCTAGAATATTTAAAGGATTTCAATGGAACACAAGCTGCAATTAGAGCTGGTTATAGTAAAAAAACAGCCAATGAGCAAGCATCAAGGTTGTTAGCCAATGTTAATATTCAAAATCAAATAAAGGAAAACAACCAAAAGGTCGAAAAATCCAACATTATGGATATACAAGAAATCCAAGAAAGGTTGACAAACATGGCACGTGGTGATCTACAAGAAGAGGTTATTGTAGTGACCGGTGATGGTGATGGTTATAGTAGCGCCCAGGTTATGAAAAAACAAATTGGTGCAAAGGACCAAGCCAAGGCATTAGAACTATTGGGCAAAGCAAATGGCTTGTTTATTGATAAAGTGCAAAACATGAGCCCACCACAAATAGTTGATGATATTCCACCCAATGAGGTAGATTAGTGCTGGTCGCACAACCACAAGTTCAAGTTAGATTAAGCAAGGTTTTAGCCCCTGCTTTTTTTAATGTTCACAACTATATAAAAAATGGGACTTATAGTGACTACTATTTTAAGGGTGGGCGTGGTTCATGTAAGTCCTCAACACCAAGTATTGAAATAATACATGGTATGATGGCAGACCCTAATGCCAATGCAATGTGTGTTATGAAAGTTGGCACAAGCATTGAAACCGGTGTGTTTAACCAAATACAATGGGCTATTGATACATTAGAGGTTACTGCTTATTGGAAATCAAACAAGAACAACCACTCTTTCACTTATATCCCAACAGGGCAAAGGATTTATTGTAGGGGTTGTGATGATGCAAGTAAATTCAAGTCAGTAAAATTGGTGCGTGGTTATTTCAAATACCAATGGTTTGAAGAATTAGATGCTTTTGATGGCATAGCTGAAATAAGAAAGGTGCAACAATCCTTAACTCGTGCCGGCTTAACAAAAGCCATAAGGTTTTATTCTTACAACCCACCAAAAACCATCGACCATTGGGTTAATAGGTTTATATTGGACTTGCAAAAAGACATCAACGATGGCAAGGTTACAAATGCCATTGTGCATCATAGCACCTACTTAACTGTTCCAAAAGAGTGGTTAGGTCAACAATTCATAGATGATGCTGAACAACTTAAAAGAACCAAACCAAAAGAGTATGAGCATGAATATTTGGGCGAAATCACAGGCACAGGTGGTCAAGTATTTGCTAATGTTCAATCATTAAATATAACACAAGAAAAGTTAGACACATTTGGTTATATTTATAGAGGTCTGGATTGGGGCTTTGCAGTTGACCCAACAACAATGCAAGCTGTTTATTATGATAGGGCTAAAAAAGATTTGTATATTTATGATGAGATATACGATTATCAAATAACCTATGATATGTTGGCAACCAAAATAAAACAACACAACCCCAACAATATGCTTGTTAGGGCAGATTCTGCTGAACCTAGGAGCAATAGTGAAATGCAACAAAGGGGCATTAACATTTATGGGGTTAAAAAAGGTCCTGGTAGTGTAGAACATGGCATTAAGTGGCTACAATCACTTAACCATATTTATATTGACCAGCTTAAATGCCCAAATGCTTATAGAGAGTTTATTGGCTATGAATATGAGCAAACAAAGGATGGCAACTTTAAAAGTAGTTATCCAGACAAAAACAACCACGCCATTGATGCTGTGCGCTATGCACTAGAAGATATAATTTTAAGTGGTGCAGGTGGTAAAATTAATGTAGTAAGGTAAAGGAGTATATTATGCTTAATGATTTAAGTTTTCTTAACACCGGCAAATTGTTTCCACCGGTAGATGAAACTGAACGCTTGCAAAACTATGAAGATAATTTGTTATTGTTTAAAGATAGCACCTACCTAGTAAGCAAAAAGAACTTTAAAGATGCTGCTAGTAGGGTTGTGCGAATATTAAACGATTACCAGGATTTAATTGGTTATCCAATTGAATTAAATTATCACAAATTAACAAGTGTTTCAATTAGTGACCTAGTATGTGGCGAAAAGCCAACAATTAAAATAAAAAACAACAAAGAAAGTGAAAAGTTGTTAAATGATTTTAATTTTTATGGCAAGTTGCGTGAGTGGGTTATTGATATTTCAAGGTATGGTGATGCAGTTGCAAGGGTTTATGCTCAAGACACTAGCCAAGAAACAGGAAACGAAACCGGCAAAGGTGCAGTTGCTGTTATGCAACCATCGAGCCTATTTAAAGTTGTTGATGCTGATGATAAAGACCATTTAATTAATATGGTTATAGCAACCCCTAGGGAGTGTGAAGATAGCACCAAAGAAAAACCAAAGTGGGAGTTGCACATACAAATTCATTATAAGGGCTATTATATTAAAAGAATAATGGAACTTAACCCTATTAAAAAAGACACAAGTTATAAATTGCCTAGTGGTAGAACCAATTTAACATTGCAAAGGTTTGAAATTAAAAAACAAAAAGGCAAAGATGAAAAGGTTGCCACAGGGCTTAATGATTTTGCTGTAAGGTCAATGCACCAGCTTATAACAAGTGACAGTTGCTATGGGCATGATGATTATGCCTCACTAGACCCTATTTTGGCTGAAATTTGGGCAAGATTAGGGCAAATAGCAATAATCCTAGACAAACACACTAGACCAGATGTTTATGCTGCTTTATCTGCCTTTGAACAAGACCATAGAGGGCAATGGCACATGAAAGTAGGCGGCGGAAACACCTATGCACTTAATCCTGGCGACCCAACACCTGGTTATTTAACTTGGGATGGTCAATTAGTTGCTTGTTTTAATGAATTGAACCTTTTATTTGAACAACTTTATAAGATTAGTGAAATGGGTCCAATTTATGAGGCGGCAGGTAAAAATGTAAACATTGCTTATGATACAATGCGTGCAACATTTGTTAAACCATTAGCAAAGGCAAAAAGAATAACAACAGACATGGAAAATGAACTAAAACACATTATTTCATTAGTTGCTAGCCTCAATGGAATGACAATTGCCCCAGATGATATAACATTTACTTGGTATGATGGTTTGCCAAATGATGAAAAACAAGAAATTGAAAAGGCAACCATGAAAATAAATGCTGATTTAACTACACCTAAACAAGAAAACATAGATAGGTTTGGCTTAACAGAAGAACAGGCAAATGCAATTGCTACCGAGGTTGATACTAGAAATGCCAACAAGCAACAAGCAATGTTTGGTGGCTTTGGCAACCCAATGCAAGATGATGGTGAGGATGAATAATGCGAAATAACCCAATAAGTGTCAAATATGAACCATTACAAGCAAAGTTGGTTAATAAGGTTCACAACCTTAACAAAAAGGTTTACAATGCAATTAAAAATGCTAATGTAAACACAACAGATGATTTGCTTATGTTTTTAGGCACTTATATAATGTTGCAATTTGGTAGTGTTAGAAAGGCAACAAACAACTATTTAGGGGTTGTTAAGGAAGATATTAAAGAAATATCAAATAACAACAATTTAGCCCCAAATAAAAGCATTATTAACCAAATGCAAAACCAAACCTATATTGAACTAAACACCAACCTTGTATGTGCTGAAAAAGAACTAATGCAAGAGTTTAGAACCGCCACCAAGCCATTTAAGAATAAACCAACACACATAACAGATGTTAAAAGTGTTTTACAACAAGAGTTTATTAAAAATGGTGGTGTTAAGGTTACTTATAAAAATGGTGCTAGGATGCCACTAGATAAATACTTTGCTATGGCTACTAGAACAGCAAGAAACGAAACCCAAAATGCAACAGCTATTGATAATGCTAAAAAACTAGGCACTGACTATGTTTATATGGCACCAAACCATAGTAGTTGCAAAACATGTTCTGCCATGGGCAATAGAGTTTATTGCATTAGTGGTAAGGACCCAAGTTACCCAAGTGTTTATGGCACATTATTTAAGCATGGTTATAATTGCATACACCCACATTGTAGGTGCATGTTAAGACCATATTTCATTGATAACCACACAGCTAATGAAATTAAGGAAATGCAAGAAAGTAGCAATAGGAGTTTTGATCTAGATGAAAGGACAGAACAACAAAGGCAGCAATACCAAGAAAGCCAAGCATTTAACCATAGGCAATGGAGTTCACAACAAAAGTTTGAACAAATGCAAAGAGTTTATGGCAAAGATGCCCCTTACAAAACATTGGGTGGTTTAAGAAGAGGCAGAACACTAGAAAGCCAAAACTATAAAACTGTTAATAAGGCATTGGTTGACCAAAACCAATATAACAGGTGGTTAAATGTTATAGGCAAAGAAAATATGCCAACAACCCTTGCAAAATTCCAAGATTTAAAGTATAATAATCATAAGGAATTTACACAACTACAACATTATAAGAACTCAATTAATAGTGGTGTGGTTACACCTTTGGCTACCTATAAACATTATGTTGCAATAAAGCATAAAGCTGAAAACACACTAATAAACTTAAAATGTGGAGATATTACCACAACCAAAATAAGTGAACATTTTGTTGATAGGGTTATAGGTAGTATTGAACAAAAAAGAAATGGTGTTGCAATATCACAAATTAAAGAGTGTATAACCAATGGCATAGCCAAGGAAATAAAAACAGATTCCAAAGGCAGAAAAAGCCAAAAATATGTTTTAGAAAATGTTTGTATTGTTTCAATTAACCCAGACACAGGCGAATTAATACAAGTAAACCCTACAAGGAGTAAGAAATGAAATTTAACATAACAAAAGAACAAATAGAAATGTTAAAACCACATCTAAAAGACCTTGATAATTTATTAAAAGGTTCATTAGATGATTTTTTGGATGCCCTTGATAGTGCAATGTTAGATGCTATGGATGGTGAAGATTTTAGCATTGAAACAGAAACAAGCATTAAATTGGCTAAACTATATGACCAAATATTGGCACAAAACGAATAGCCAATAACAACAACTTAATTAAACAATTCAAGGTAAAGTGTATGCTTTGCCTTTTTTGTTGCCCTACCGCATGGCATTAAACTAGGAATTAACCACACTTGCTTGGTTTAATAGCAAGAATCTACCGGAACCACCGGAATAAAAAGGAGCATGTTATGGAAGATAACAAAAAAACAACAACTAGCCTAACCGAGGTATTAACAAAGGTTTTAGGCGCCGATTTCGATGCTGAAAAAACAAAAGCATTAGAAAGCGAAATTAACGCTTATATGGGCTCAAATACTGTGCCAAAAAATGTCTTTAATGATAAGAATAGCAAACTTAAAGAATTAAAGGCAAAATTGCAAGAAAGAGCCGATAAGCAAAAGGACTCAAGTGAGTGGCAAAAACAAATAGACACCTTAAATGAGAACCATGCAAAGGAACTTAAAGCCAAGGATGATTTGCTAAACGATTATAGGCTTACCCAAGCACTTAAAGATGGTAAGGCAAAGAACCCAAAAGCTGTTAAGGCTCTATTAGATTTAACCAAACTTACTTTTGACCCAGACACCATTGGTGGTTTAGATGAACAATTAGAAGAATTGAAAAAAGGCAATGATTCTTATTTGTTTGATATTCCAGCAAATAGTGTTAAAAAAGGTGCAGATTTTCCTGCTAACCCAGGACAACCTACCGATGAGGTGAAAACTGCAAAGAAAATAATTTAATTTTAAGGAGGGCACTATGCCAAGAGTAAATGCGTTAAGCATATTTGAAAGTGAAAACACACAAGCAAAATTAAATGAAATCCAAGCTGGTATTGTTGAAAATATCCAAAAGAAAGGTATTTCATTTAGATTAAAATCACAAAATGCAAATTTAGATGATGAAACAGCAGGAACATTTAACTTTAAGAGATTCCAAAATAGTGAATCAAAAGCGTATGGAACTGCAAGAACAAACAACAAAGGTGACCAAATTACAGCACCAGAAATCCCTGTTTCACTTGATGTTGACAAGGAAATTGTGGAAGAGGTTGCAGCCAAAGATGCTAAAAGATTTGGTATTGACAAGTCAGTGGTAAGCATTGTTGAAAAGAGAAAAGCAAACCACGAAATGACACTTTTAGCAGAATTAGAAACTGCCTTTTTTGCAAAAGCTGTTGAAGAGGGCACAAAAATCCCAGGCATCAACTTTGAAACAGATATTGCTGACCAAATGGAAGATATTATCCAAGCAATTGAAACAACTAAAAACAAATATGTTAGAGGTGTGCCAAGAGATTTAATTGCTATTGTTTGTAGACCAAAGGTTTATGGTAAACTTAAAAACTACCTAAACAACAACTACAATGCTAATTTCTCTGTTGCAGAAGAAGAATTGCCAGGTCTTAATGGTGTTGCAGTATTTAGCAACATTTATTTGCCAGATGATGTTGACTTTGTTGTTATGGTTAAAGAATCTGTTGCACAACCAACATCAATTGATGAGTATAGTGGCGAAAGAATCCCACTATCTAATGACTATGCAGTTGAATTGTTCTACTCTTATGGAACAAGAGCATTGGCACCAGACCTTATCAAATATGGTAAAATTGGTGACTATACACCAGCAGAGGCTTAATTTTGGAGGTTTAAACTATGTTAGTTAAAACAATTAAAGATTACACAGATAGAGAAACAAAACAAGTTTTTCGTGTAACTGATAAAAACCCAACTCGCAAAGTAAGTGATGAACGTGGTGCAGAACTTATTGCAAAGGGCGTTGCTATTGAGGTTGTTTATAAAAAAGAAAAAAAGGCAAAAGATGTTGTTGAAGAAACAGCAGAGCCAAAAGAAGAAACAACACCAACTACCGATGAAAACTTGGATGTTGAAAGCAACGAATAATTAAATAATAAAAAGGTGGTGTATTTGCCACCTTTTTTATATGGCTATTGTTAAGTAACCATTGTAGGGGTGCGTTACCCCTAGTAGCCCCAAAAACATTAAATTAAGAGGTAAATTATGTTAGAAATAGGCAAAAACACATATTGCACATTAGAAGATGCAAACCGAATTGTAAAAGAAACCTACCCAATTGGATCTAATGCTGCTTATTGGGATGGTTTAGATGATGAGCAAAAAGAAAATTTGCTTATTGAAAGTGCCGAGGAAATGGAACTATTACCGGTGGCGGGGGTTAAGTTATTTTATAACCAACCTTTACAATTTCCTCGTAGGTCAATGTTTTATAGGCAAAACGATATACCAAGAGAGGTAAAAGATGCCCAGGTTATAAATGCTTTGGATATGTTGCTTATTGAACTAGGAATTAAACAACAAGATGGCAATATTTTAACAAGCAAACAAGCTGAAAAAGAATTGAGGCGTTGGACCTCTGGTGGTTTTAAAATGGGAGGAATTGCAAAATGGTAACAATTAACAAAGATTTATTTGATTTTCCTGTAACTATTAGTGATGAGGAATTTAAAAGTGCAACAGGTTTAGACCTAAAAGAAGAATTAAGTGTTGAACAAGATGTTGAGGTTCAAAAATGGCTTAATGCAGCCCATGATAGTGTTTATAATAGGATTTATAGGGTTGGTGGTAAAACCTTTAAGAATAGAATTATAAATGCCCACATTGAGTATTTAACCAAGCCAATTAAAAGAGCTGTTATAGCACAATTAGAATATATGCTTGATGCTAATGGTGATTATGGCGTAACCGATGGTTCTAACACCAATGCAGATGGTCAATTGGTTGTTGCTAACCCAGAACAAATTGCAAGCAAGATTTTAGCGCCAAAAGTTGTTGAAATATTAAAAGGTGCTAGACCTAATTTATTAATGGGGGATTAAGCATGAAACAAAAAGAAATTGAAAACAATTTTACTTACCATAGCCCAACACCAGAAATGCAAGCCAAATTTCCTATTTTAAGAAACAAGGCAAAAGAACTTGCATTGCTTATTGAAGAATTGGTGCCTAATGGCAGAGAAAAAGCACTTGCACACACAAAACTACAAGAGGTTATAATGTGGGCAAATGCAGGCATTACAATACCCAAAGTGGAGGATTAACTATGAGTAAGATA